CAGCAGAGAAAGCAGCAGAGAAAGCGGGGGCAAAAATATGGGAGCTATCGGAGAGGGAGAAGGAAATAATAAGGCGGCTTGGGTGACGTGGATACACACACCCGCCACATGCAAGGAGTGCAAGCACTATGACAAAGATAAAAGGCGGTGCGGAGTGAAGGAATGCCCGTATCCGGCAAGGAGGGGCGGTTAAGCCCCTACCATTTCGTCCCCACGTGCGCCGAAAGTCTGTGAGCCGTACTTGTTGCGGATTTCTGCCATGGACGAGCGACCGCGATACCGTCTGCGACTGTCTTCGGCGTGATGCCAATACCAAAGGGCTTTCTGCTTGCTCCATCGGCATCCGAGGGCCTTTAAGGTGTCCTTGTGCGCGCGCGTGTCGCCACCAATCCACAACCAAGAGCCGCACAGCTCTATGCGCAAACCGGACAGGCGCAAAAGGGCGGATATAATATCGATAAATTCGGCGGCGGTCTCGGTCGTCTTGTGGTAATCGTCAGCGGCAGCATTGTGCGCTTCTTTTAGCGCATCATGCATTTTGGATATTCGGCATTTATGCGCTGCATGGTCTCTGTATCACCGCCCATATCTGGGTGATGCTGCATAGCGAGCTTGCGGTAAGCGGCCTTTAGGTCGTCAAGGGTGTGTATAGCGTCAAAAAACATAATGTAACCTCCTGAACAAGTGTAACCTTATGCTTTATATTATACACAAATATTTTATAATGTCAATACTAAAAATAAAAAAGTAAAAATAGGTTGACAATATAAAAAATTGCGGTATAATGGATGCATGGAGGTGAGGCCATGAATACAAGGCAAAAAATCGAAATGGCCTTGGGATATGTACATATGTCAAAGGCCGAGCTTGCAAGGCGCATAGGGTGGACACCGCAAATGCTGCATGCAAGACTTGCAAGTGGGAAACTGTCTGCCGAGGACTGGCAGAGGATAGGGGAGGCTATAGGCGCGGACATAGATACCGTGATAAGCTTTCCCGATGGCACAAAAATCTGAGGGGAGGGAACGAGAATGTATGAAAGATTGAGCTATACCACAAGCGCGGAGCTGTGCGAGCAGATGGCGCATGAGTGCGATACTGCCATACTGGCGTTCAGCTGCGGCAAAGACAGCATAGCGGCCTGGCTGCAAATGCGCAAATATTTCAAGCGCATCGTGCCGTATTACTGCTACATAGTGCCGGAACTGGAATTTGTCGAAAAGAGCCTGAAATACTATGAAGATTTTTTCGGCTGCCGCATATACCGCTTGCCGCATAGGTCACTATATAGGTTTTTGCGCGGAATGGTTTTTCAGTCGCCGCCCCATGTCACAAAAATCGAAGCCCTTAGCATACCGGGTGATGAATATGACGATTATATGATAGGCGAGATAGTCAGGCAGAGCGCGAGCCTTCCGGCAGGGGCATATGTTGGGACAGGCGTGAGGATGGCCGACAGCCCAATGAGAAGAATTGGGATAAAGACGCACGGCGCGATAAACCACAATCAGAAGAAGTTTTTCCCCGTGTATGACTGGCTAAAGGCCGACCTTATCGCGGCTATCGATGATGCACAGGTTAAACTACCAGTGGATTATAAGCTGTTTGGGCGCACATTCGACGGCATAGACTATCGCTTTTTGAAACCAATTAAAGAGCATTTCCCGCGAGATTATGAGCGGATTATCACATGGTATCCGCTTGCCGAGCTTGAGCTATACAGGAGAGGAGAAAGAGATGGGCTACTGGGACAAAAAGAGGCATGAAAAGAAGCCGGAAGTGGAAGATTCCGCAACCGACACTATGGAGGAGCTTGAAAAAAGCACCATTGCGGAATTGAACGAAGTCGAGAAAGGATTCCGCGAGCGCATGAAGCAGGAAAACAGCCGTTTTCGGGACATGTGCGACACCGAGTATTGGTTCTGCGTGTGCTTTACCAGCAGGGAGCAGCGGGAGGAATTTATGAGAAAGGCGGGGTTGCCAACCGATGAAAAGTACATAGATGGGCGCGAAATGGCTAAAGCATTTAGAAAATCGATTAAAACCCCTGACATAGAATTTGCACAAATACAGGCATTTGGGAAAGAATATGTAGACCGAGCCATGGATTAAAACAACACCGCACGAAAACCGCCCGAAAGGCGGTTTTTTAATGCCCTTTTGAAAGGGGGTGAATATAAATGACGGGAATACAGCGTCTAATCAATCGCGTTACTGGCGTATCCGGTAGAGGCGGCAGGGCAACTGCCAGCAGGCGGATACAGAGCGCAATGCGAGCCCGAGCGAGCGCAACCTAAGCCGCGAAGGGCAGGGAGGTAGAGGGTGGAAGAAAAGAAAAGAAAACCTGGAAGGCCAAAAATAGAGGTTGACCTTGATGATGTCCGCGAGCTTGCAGCAGAGGGCAACACGTGTGCGCATATAGCGGCAGTTTTGGGGTTTAGCAAGGCAACGCTTTTTGCGAGGAAAGATGTACGTGCGGCCTATGATGCGGGCCGCGCTGAGCTGTGTGTAAATCTTAGGCACTGGCAGCTTGAAGCGGCGAAATCAGGGAATACACAGATGCTTATATGGCTTGGCAAGCAGTACCTTGGGCAAAGCGACATAATCCAGAAAGACGATAATGACATAGAAGATCTTACGCCGCTGGCGAATATGCTGAAATAGGGGGGGCGGGACGCATGAAAAAGACCGCCACCATACCGTGGCAGCCGTTGAGCGAGAAGCATAAGGCATACATTCTACGCGGCATGAACGCCAGAATGTGCGTAGCTGAGGGCGCAATCAGAAGCGGAAAGACCATCGACCATTGCATAATGGCGGCGGCATATTTAGAAACGTGTCCCGACAAGATACATTTAGCGTCAGGCAGCACCATAGCCAACGCGAAGCTTAATATTGGGGTGTGCAACGGGTTTGGCCTTGAAAACCTTTTCCGTGGGCGTTGCCGCTGGGGGAAGTACAAGGAGAATCAAGCGCTTTTCCTTGCCACTCAGACAGGGGAAAAGATTGTCGTTTTCACGGGCGGGAAGAACTCAGACAGCTATAAGCGGATTCTGGGTAACTCCTACGGCCTGTGGATAGCCACGGAAATAAACGAACATTACGATAGTGACGATAGCCGCGAAAGCTTTGTAAAAGTGGCTAATGGCCGTCAGCTTGCAGCCGTGCGGCCTTATACGCTATGGGACATGAACCCTTGCAGCCCGCGCCACCCGATATACACGGAGTACATAGACAAGTACCGCGACAACGGCATGAAAGGCTATGTATACGAGCATTTCACCATACGGGATAACCTATCGATAAGCGAGGAGCGGCAAGCGGAAATAACCGCGCAGTATGACCCTAAAACCGTATGGTATAGGCGCGACATACTGGGCGAAAGATGCACGGCGGAGGGGCTTGTGTATCCGAGCTTTGCGGACACGCCCGAGAGGTATATCATCGATGCGCCGCCCGCGATTCAGTATGCCAATGTCGGCGTGGACTTTGGCGGGACTAAATCCGGCCACGCCTTCACGCTAACGGGCTTTACGCATGGGTATAAAGAAATTGTGGTGCTGGACGAATATTATCACGATAACGCCAAGGACGGGCGCTTCAACCCCGACCAGCTTAACGCGGCCTTTATAGACTTTGTGCGAAGGGCACAGCAGAAATACAGGGTTGCAATCGCCCGATGCGATAGCGCGGAGCAAACGCTCATTGAGGGCTTGCGCTCAGCCGCAAGCAGGGCGGGCGTGCCGATAGGCATTGAAAACGCGATAAAGGGTGCAATAAATGACCGCATAGCCTTTTACAACTCGTTGATGGCACAGGAGCGGTTTAAGATTATGAGCCATTGCAAAGCGACAATAGAGGCGTTGCAAACGGCCATATATGACGCGGATAAGATAGACGATGAACGCCTCGACAACGGCACAACAAACATTGACAGCCTTGACAGCATGGAGTATTCGACAGAGGTTGAACAATCGTCGATTATGTACATAAGGAGATAGCATGCAAGCAATAACCGAATATTTGACGCGCAACGGGTACACGGCGGTTGACGATGCCTATTATGCGCAAATCGCTTTGTGGCAGTCGTGGTATCAGGGCAAGGTAAACAGCTTCCACACTTACACGCAGTACAACGGACAACGCAAGGTCACGCGGCAGCGCAAGACAATGGGAATGGCGAAACGGTTCTGCGAGGATTGGGCGGCATTGCTGCTCAATGAAAAGGTGCGCATAAGCGTGGGGAATGAAACGGCACAGGCGGCAATGGACGAGATACTAAAGCACAACCGTTTCAGCGTGAGGGCTAACCAGCTTGTGGAGCTGGCGTTCGCCCTTGGCACGGGCGCATTCGTTGAGTATCTGGACGGCGGCGAGGTAGTGATAGACTATGTGCGCGGGAGCATGGTATACCCGCTGGCATGGGATAACGGCATCATTACGGAGTGTGCCTTTGCGTCAGAGCGCAAGCAGGGCGCAGAGAAGTATATATACCTGAATATCCACCGCAAGGATGGGCAAGGGCGATACGTTGTCGAAAACAAAATGTTCCGCCGTAACGGCGATACCATAACCCCCGCCGACCTTCCCGAAGGTGTAGCCGATGAAGTAATGACGGGCTCGGAAGTCCCATACTTCCAAATAGTCACGCCAAACATTGTCAACAACGCGGATTTATCATCCCCGATGGGCATATCGGTATACGCCAACGCGATAGACAACCTCCAAAACATAGACCTTGTTTTCGATGCGTATGATAACGAGTTCCGGCTCGGGAAAAAGCGTGTGCTTGTCCCGCTTACACTGACACAGACCACAATGGCCGACAGCGGGGTAACAAAGCCCGTTTTCGATGATAATGACGTTGAATTTTATGTGATTGATACCGGAGAGCAGAATACACAGAAAATTGAGGAAATGAACGGTGCGCTGCGGTATGACGCTTTTGAGGCAGGCATAAAGACCGCTATAAACCTTGCGGCCTATAAATGCGGCTTTGGCGAAAATCGATACCGCTTTGAGGGCGGCACGGCTATGACTGCAACGCAGGTGATATCGCAGGACAGCGACCTTTTCCGCAATCTGAAAAAACACGAGCTTATACTCGATGCGGCCTTGCAGGGGCTTATAAGGGCTATCGCGCAGATGGCGGGCATAGGCATAGGCGAAATAACCATAGAATTTGACGATAGCATCATCGAGGACGAGGACAAGGAGCGGCAACGCTTCATGCAGGAGATTCGGGAGGGCTTACGGCAGCCGTGGGAATACCGCGTCAAATACTTTGGCGAGGCCGAAGAACAGGCGAAGGCAATGACGGCTATACAGACTATCGCGGAAGGGTTTGAGGCATAATGCTTACCCCCGAATACATTGACCGTGCGCCTGATGAGCTTGTGGAGCTGTACCGTCAAGCCGAAGATGATATCCTGCGGGATATGGCGAAGCGCATAAGCAGCGCTGATTTGTATATATCCTCCACGCAGTGGCAGGAGCGGAAACTACAGGCCATGGGCATGACGCACAAAGAGATTGTGCGGCGGCTGGCGGCACTCACCCGAAAGACCAACGCGGAGATAGAAGCAATCATAAGTGATGCAGGGGCGCAGGCTTTGAGCCTTGATGCGGACGTTATGCAGACCTATAAGGGCATATCGTCTGCACCGTGGGTAAAAACCCTAATTGCAACAGGCATAACGCGCACACAAGGGACATTTAAGAATCTTACCCTTACCACGGCAAAGACCGCCACGGGGCAGTTTGAGCGGGTTTTAGACCGTGCATATATGCAGGTAAGCACGGGCGCATTTGCGCAGGACAAGGCCATACTGATGGCGGTCAAAGACCTATGTGCGAGGGGCGTTGAGGCTATTACATACCCCACAGGCCGCAAGGAATATGTTGATGTTGCCGTGCGGCGGTCGATAATCACTGGGCTAAACCAAACGGCGGGCGAGGTGTCCGACAGGTTTGCAAAGGAACTGGACTATGACCTTGTAGAAGTGTCTGCCCACGCTGGCGCAAGGCCGTCACATGCCGAATGGCAAGGCAAGGTATACAGCCGGAAGGGCAAGACAGAGAAGTATGAGGACTTCTATACCGCCACGGGATACGGCACGGGGGCAGGACTGTGCGGATGGAATTGCCGCCACTCTTTCAGCGCGTATCAGGAGGGACAGGCGCGGGCGTATACCCCCGAAATGCTGGCCAAGTTTGAAGCGAAGGATTACAGCTATAACGGCAAGGCCATGACGGAGTATGAGGCCACGCAGAAGCAGAGATACATTGAGCGGCAGATAAGGCGGTATAAGCGTGAAGCAATGGCCACAAGGGACATAGGGCAGGACGCGGAAGCAGCCGAAGCGAAGGTACACGAATGGCAAAAACGTTTGACCGACTTTTGCCGACAGACAGGACTTAAAAAGAGTTTCCCCCGCGCGGTTGTGCCGGGGTATGGGCGCGATTAACACCGCGCTTTTTCTATGCACAAAATCCCGCAAGGGTTTTTGGATATATCACGCGCAAGCGGGCTGACGAGCATTATACGGATTATAGAGCCGACGGGCTGAAAACGGGAAAAGGAGAAAAACAATGGCAGAAGAAAACAACCAGAACCAGCAGCAGAATCAGCCGAACGCGGAGCAGATAGCTAACAGCATTGTAGCCGCGATAGAGGCAAGGAGCAAGCGGACAGAAAACGGCATAGTGAAAAGCTATGCGGAGCAGTACGGTATGACGGAAGCCGAAATCACGCAGATTCTTGACAGCGCAAAGAAGCAGAAGGCGGCACAGCCTACACCGGAGCAGCAGGCCGCAATGGACAAGCGGCTTGATATGGCGAATGGGCGTTTGATATCTGCCGAGATAAAGGCCGTCGGCGGCAACCTTGGGCTTTTGGACGCGGACGCGGCAAGCGCACTGATGGACAAATCCAAAGTAAAGGTTAAAGACGATGGCACGGTAGAGGGCGTGAAAGAAGCCCTCGAAGCATTGAAGAAGAATAAGCCTTACCTTTTCAATGCCGCGCCCCAAAGGACGGGAATGCGGCAAAACGGGACGGAGGGCAAAGAACCCCCGCACGCAGCAGCCAACGCGGCTTTGCGTGCTTTGTTTATGAAAGGAGAATAAAAAAACATGGCAATAATTGACAGAAGCGCGGCAGAAGCTCTCATACAGGAGCAGATTGTAGCGGAGATTTTCCAGAAGCCCGTAGAGGATTCGACCTTCCTGCGGCTTGCCCGCCGTATGCCCGACATGACGTCCAACCAGACCCGCATAAGGGTACTTGATACCCTGCCCATGGCCTACTGGGTATCGGGCGACACGGGCTTTAAGCAGACCGCCGAACAGGCGTGGGACAACGTATACATCAATGCTGAGGAGCTGGCGGTTATCGTCCCCATCCCCGAAGCTGTGCTTGACGATGCGTCCATCGACATCATGGCGCAGGTAACTCCGCGTGTGCGCGAGCAGTTTGGCCGCATGGTTGACCTTGCGACCATTTTCGGTATAAATAAGCCCGCGTCTTGGCGTGCCGACATAATTACGACCGCACGACAGGCGGGCAACAACGTGACTGGCGGCACTCTGACTTATGATAACCTTCTGGGCGAGGGCGGCCTCTTTGAGAAGGTTGAAGTCGGCGGCAACGCCATTAACGGCGTAGTTGCTGCCCTTGCCGCTCGTGCCAAACTGCGCGGCATAAAGACCACGGACGGCCTCCCCATCTTCAAGGCGGATTCCATGCAGGGCGTGACCAATTATGCCCTTGACGGTGCGCCCGTATACTTCCCCACCAACGGCGGCTTTGACCCCTCCGTTGCGCTTATGATAGCGGGTGACTGGAATCAGGCGGTATATGCTATCCGTCAGGACGTGACCGTTAAGATACTCGACCAGGCAATCATACAAGACCCGTCCAGCAAGGCTATTGTCTATAACCTTGCACAGCAGGACATGATTGCCCTGCGCGTGGTTTTCCGTATGGGCTGGGCGCTGCCTAATCCCGTATCCGCGATAGACGCTGGCCGCACCATGTGCCCGTTTGCCTATATCGAGCCTACCACCGCCGTTACCACGCAGAAAGTAACCTTTACCGTTACCGATGGCGCGACCTCACCCGCCGCGATAGCTGGCGCGAAGGTTGAGGTTGACGGGGTGCGCAAGATTACCGGAGCAGACGGCAAGGCCGAATTTAATCTGCGCAAGGGAACTTACGCCTACAAGGTAAGCAAAAAGGACGCGACCACCGTGACCGGCTCCGTGACCGTTGCGGCGGCTGCCGTCAA